CTCCGTATTGCTCAATCTCTTCTGGCTTAACCAGTAGTTCAGGAGGCTTCGCATTCTTCATCTCGTCGATTTGTTCTTCGAGAGTCTGAAGGCGATTCTTCAGGTCTTTGTTCTCAGATGCAAAGCTTGGAACTTCAGAGTTGTACTTACCTTGCAGTACCTTGAATCGGTGTTCCCAACTATCCTCTTGCGGAGGAGGAGGGGAGTCGTTCTGTACAGCAGGAGGTGCGGGCGTTTCAACCACGGGTGGCTGAGGCTCTGGCTCTGGCTGATTCTGTTGCTTAACAAATTCTTCTTGCAGTTTGTTGGCGCGTTCTTCTGCTTCAACTACTGCTCTTGGCAATGTAGACATCTTTTCTCCGTGAGCCGAGACGGTCACATTCGAGCCTCGCGGTGTTCGAGTGATTCGTTCGGTGTTCAACGGCTGCTGGAAAAGGCCAGCACCTGTTGCAGCGATATGCTGCTAGACAATCTTTCGATCATCTACCGCGACTTGCGGAGAACCTGATCCGCTTCATTGGACTTCTGGAGAAACTCATTTACAGCCTGTGCTGCGCCTTGCTGCCAACGACAGAGAACTTCGTCCTTTGTGTTGGCGCTATCGCGGTACAGGTCTTGTAGAGAATCCTCCAACCAAGAGCGGATGGTCTCAAACTGACTGTTGCCCTTCAGTGAAGACAGGGCATTTAAAACTTGTTGTGATGGTCTAGCCAGCATTATCTAGAGCGGTAGAGCTTGTTAAACTCTTCGGCTCCTTTGCGGCCAGCGTTTGCTTTACGCTGTGCCATGCGCTCTTCAATGATCTTTCCAGAAGCACTTGGGCCACCAGCATCTAGTTGACGCTTGCTGGCCATCGGGCCTGTGCGTCCGCTGCGTCCTTGTCGAGGCGTCTCCATTGCTGGCTCAGTACTCATTGCTGGCTTGGCGGGCTTCTTGGCCTTGAAAGGCTCAGCTTCCACTGGGGCGGCGACAGGTTCTGTCTTGTCCTCTGTCGCTTCTTTCTTGACCATGTAGTCAGAGATCTGACGACGAGGCTCTTCTGAATCTGCCTTGGCCATTTGAAAGCCACCAGACATGGCTTGCTTCTTGGCTGTGTCTGAAGCAGACATGCCAGAGTCACCAGTGGCGTTGGATGCTGATGTGTCAGCGCCCTTGTCTTTGGAGAAGAAAGACTTGATGGTGTCGGCAGCAGAGCGCAGACGCTCCATGTTTTCCTCGCCAGCTTTCATGCGGCGCTCATAGCTGCCGGGATCGACTCGGCCAGTGCGAATATCGGTATCGCCGATCTCGTCATCAGAGCGAGTGCGAACCATGCCGCCATCAGCAAACTTGCGGACAGCAGGCTTTGGAGCTTGAGGCATGTTGCTGTTGGCCATGCCGATCTTGCTGTGCAGACTGGACATGCCAACCTTCAGCTTGGGGTGCATGGTCGATGGGCCAGTTGCTGCGCCGCCTTTGGCGAAGCTCTTGTTTTGCCAATCTGGTTTCATTTCTGTTCCTTCAGCTTGTTGATCTGTTCCTTGATCTTGGCGACCAAAGCCTTGGCCTGCTCAATAATCTTGGCAATCATTTTCCGCCCTTCATGCACTTGCCCATAGCAGCGCACTTCTTAGGAGCTGGGCAACCAGCACATGGCTTGAATGCCTTGCCACCGTTGGCCATCTTCATGCCGTACTCTTTGGCTTCAGACATCATCATCTTTTTGCCAGCGCCGCCTTTTTTCAGAGCAGCCATTTCTTTCTTGGCGTGGCCCTTACCTTCTTCCTTCATGACTTTGCCGCCGTTGGCGTAGCCTGCGGGGATCATGCCCTTCTTGGCGGGTTTCTTGGTCATCATGCTGATACTCCTTGTTGGGGTTGTACGGTGTTCATGGGAGGTGGCGCTGCATCTCCGGCCACGTTTGTTTCTTGTGGCGCGGCGATCTGCGGCATAGCAGCCTGAAGCTGTTGCATCGCGGCTTGGATTTGATCTTGCTTGAACTTCAGCATTTCTGTTGAAGGAACCAGCTTGTCGGTATCCATCTGCAAACCCATTGCGGTTTCGCGCATCAAGTACGCTGCACCCTCTGGGCCAACAATCTGCAAGGCAACTTGGTTGCTCAAGACCAAGTTCAGGAATTCGTTGCGACGAACCTGAATCTGTTCTTTGGCCACCAGACCCATTGCACCTTTGGCCACAACCCTGAAGTCACCCTTGATGTAGGGATCGGGGTTGTAGATCATGTTGTGGGTGTAGAACCGAGACACAACCATTACAACTACGTCATCAATGGTGGAGACTGCGGATTTGATTCCCTTGGCGGCGTTGTCCATCAGCATGGACAGGCCAGAAGCTGTGCGGCCTGCGCCGGAAGCGCCAGAGCCTGAGCCATAGATGTAATTCGGGATACCCGTCACTTCATCAGCTTGCTTGGCAAACTGGTTGTAGATGCCCATCAACTCAGCAGCCTTCATCTCAGGCATAAAGAATCGGACACCCGGCTGACCGCCACCCGTCTTGTCGGAGGTGGTTTGCCAGATCTTCCAAGGATACATCTGGGTGATCTCCTCGCCATCAGCGAGTCGGTCAACAGCTACTTCAACCTGTGGGCCTGAGCCAATGCCCATGTTGTTGGCCAGCGCACGAGAAGCGGCGTTACACATTATTTGCACATCGCGCATGTTCTCTGGCAAACCCATACCCCAGAAGGCTCCGGGGATGGTTCTCCAAGAAGCGATCTCGTAGGGGCGCTCGCCCAATGGATCAGGATTCAAGACCACCTTGATGGTGAAGCCAGCGACTTGCCAAGCATTCACTTCATAGACTTGGTTCGGCTTGACATCCTTCATGCCCCACTGGATGAGCATGTCGCCCATGACAGGCCCCCAGAATTCCAATGCCTCGATCAGGTGATCGTTGTGCATCTGGGAGTTCATCTTGCCTTCGAGGTCATCCCGCTGCTGGTCACCGTACTCGTTGTAGCGGTAGCCAGTCCGAGCGTAGCGGATGATCACTTGGTCGATGTCGGCATCAGAGTAGCCGGGGACACCCTTCATAGACTCCAGAGTCTTGGCCGTCAGGCGGTGACGCTGGAGCAGGAAGCCATCATCCACGCCCATTGAGTTGGCACTTGGGAAGATGTCGTAAGGGGAGACTCGCTCCACTTCACGGATCATGTCATTCACAACAACAGGCGCGAAGCCGGGCCCCCACTGAAGGCGCTTCTTTTTGCGGACAGAAGGGCCTTTCAAGATGGCGGTAGGGTAAGTTACGAAGTCGTCAATGAAGTCCTGCATGGCAGGCTTAAAGCGGCCTTCTGCAAGCTGATCTTGGATGACCTTGGCCATGCGCTCAGCGGTGGCCTTGGCCTCCTCCTTGACACGCACAGAGATCATGTCGTGAACTTCAGACATCCGGCGGCGGAAAGATTCTGGATGCAGTTGCTCTCCGGCTTGGACGTAGGCTTCAGCCTCCATGCGAACGAAGTCCACGATTGACAGGCGGACTTCAGGAGGAATCTGGGGTTCTTGTGCAGGAACGAGGTCGAATGGACGATCAGCTTGGAGCATCACGTCCTGAATCCACGACTTGGCAGCAGAGCACTTTACGTCTGTCAGCATCATGTAGATGTCTGATCCGCCGGTCTCTGCGATCTCGATAGCTTTATCAGGGTCGTATTCACCACGGCGCTGGCGCTCGCACTTCAACAGGCGTTCTGTGATGTCGATCTTGGCCATCTTCGCCTGATTCCAGCAGGAGTTGATATGCCCAGCAATGCCGATAGCGATCAGGTCGGAGTTATCCACGCCCGGTGCTTGGACGGCGCTGATGTCGGCTTCGACTGGCGCTGCTGCCTGATACACATTGGTCATGGTTTATTCCTCAGCTCCAAGCTTTGCTGGATGCTTTTTTAACTGTTCTTGCTCTTACTTCCACCCTGCCTGTGCGAGCCGCAAGACAAAGGTACTGTAAGGCATCGTGTGGATGGCTGTACTTGTCCTTGATAGGACGGTCACGGTATCGCTCTCCTGCAACCTTGAGTCGTTCGTACCGGTATCCTCCGAGGAAACCTTTGCGTAACTGGCGACAGTTTGGCGACAGAATGAAACCGGGTTCTCCGCCTGCCATCTTGTTCAAGAAGTACGCGACAGATTCCCGGCGTGGGATGAAGTCGTTTGTGTTTGCTGGCTCGCTGGCAATCCCGCACTCCAAGAGTTCTTGGTAGCAGGTGCGCTCATCCACTTGGGAGCGGTGTACGCCAGCAGGGTCGCCAGTGGAGATGAATCTCATCCCAGCGTAGGTAGTCATCAAGGCTGGCTTGACGATCTCCTGTGCGAACTGGCGGATGCCCATGTCTTCAGCGACGAGTTCTTCAAGAATCACCAACTGGCCCCGGGACGTAATCTGTCCAATGATGCAGGAAGGGGTGAGTCCAAAGTCCCAGCCGAGATAAACAGGGAGTCCGCGATTGGGTTCGATCTCATTCTCGGAGACGTGAACTCTGTCGTTGTACTCAGGAAAGACTGGCTTGCCGTCAGCGGTTGTTCCGTACTGGCCAAGGACGAATACTTTGATCCAGTCGTCCGACTTGCCTTTGATCATCTTCAGGTAGTAGTCGTACCCTTGGGGAAGATTGAAGACATTCTCCGCATCTGGATTCGGCTCATACCGAACGTCATCGCCTTCTTGAAAACGAATAAGACCGCCGGGCTGGTCAAAGAATTCCCATCCTGCGGGGGTTTCTTCTTCTGCAATCTTGTAATACCAGTGGTCGTCGTCAGGCGGGTTGGTATCGAGGATGACGCACGGATGAACGGGGCCGCCGCCGTGAGTCTTCGCGGGGTAACGTCCGATACGTTGCGTGACCATATCGAAGACTTCATGCGGAACCTCTGAGGCTTCATTGATCCAAGCTCCAGTGAGTTCGAGTGAACGCAGCTTGCCGGTCTCGGAGGCTTTGTCCAACGCGATGAAGATGACTTCCAAGTCCAGACCGTTGCCGTCTCCACAATCCTTGATCTTCATGTGGGCGGTGATCGGCGCATCCCATTTGATGGGGGCGAGTTCGTCATTGAACCAAGTCTGCCACGTCTTGATGGTGGTGGACTTGAGTTCGGGGTATGTGTTTCGGATGACAGCCCAACGAGCCTTGCGCCATCCGTTGTGCGGGGTTTGCTTGAGGGAGTGTTTGACAATCTCCATGCAGCAGGTGGAAGACTTGCCGGAACCGACAGGGCCTTTGATTCCACGGACATCAGCTTCTGAGACATGAAAGTCCGCAGCAACTTGTCCCGGCGGCATGTATTGGATGACGGTCATTCAGGCTTCGTGAAGTTTGTACCAATCATGAATGTAACACTCTTGGCATCGGTCTCATGCTTGACAGAAGCGAGGTTGGGCATAGTCTTGTCCAGCAACATCTCAATCGCCTTGATCCGGGCTGCGGTCAGCTTGACCGTACCCTTGCCGAGCGCGAAGTTTTCGAGAGTGTTGACCAGATTAGAGACTTGAATCTTTTCGCGGACAGCAGTGGCATGTTCTTCCCGAAGCTGCTCACGACGAGCACTCACTGCTTCTTTGGGTTTTCTTGTGGCCATGTGTTCCTCTTGAATTTGGCTCCGGGTCGCCTTCCCCCAGATGCTTGGTCTTGAGTTTCACAAGCCTTCAACGCGAATCCACGTCGATCAAACCCGAACCGTTGCACCCCGAAGAAGTGGACGGGCAGTTCGAGTTCAGATGGTTACTCCATCCTTGGCGGGAATATACCCTCTTGATCCGGCATTTGCAACACAGTTTTTGGAATTGTGAAACCAGTCCTGATCTCACAACTCGGTCAAGAGAGTATGGTTTATTGGTTTATTGGTTTATAGGTTGCATCCTGTTTTCAGCTCTGAAATCAGAAGTCGCTCGCAAGCCCAATATCCACGGGGGTTCTGTTGTTGCGGATTCGCTCAACCAGTGACGTAGTTGAATATCCTTGGACAAATTGGATGGAAAAAGCATCTCCTCCCCAGCTTCGTACAGCATGGGTCTCCTCAAGGAGACACATGTCGTAGTCCCCTCCCTTGACGTAGAAGTTAGGTTTAATTTCTGTGATCAGCTTGATTGGGGTTGGTTCGTCGAAGAGGGTGACCAGTGAGACTGAGGCCAGTCCAGCGATGACGGCTGCTCGGTCTTCGGCTTTGTTCAGTGGGCGGTCAGGCCCTTTGTTCAGACTTCTGGCTGAGGTATCGGAGTTGATGGCGACGATGAAAGTTTCCCCGAGCAGTGCTGCTTGTTGGAGGTATTCCACATGTCCACGGTGGAGGATGTCGAATACTCCGTTTGTGAAAACCAGTGGCCGGGGCAGGTTGGCCAATCTGTTGGGGAGGTCAGCTTGCGGACAGACTTTATCCAATCTGTTCATTGAACAGCTCCTCGTAGCTGACTGTGGATGTTCCGAACTTTGCGACCACCAATCCTGCGGCGCGGTTTGCGATTCTCATGGCTTGGGACATAGTGAGTCCACAGGCCAGCATGAGGGCTAGGGTTGCGACCACGGTGTCTCCTGCTCCGGTGACATCGGAGACTTCTCGGACTTGGGCTTTGGCGTGTTCAATGTGGTCGGCTTGAAACAGGGATATTCCTTCTTCGGAGCGGGTAAGGAGCAGGGCTTCCAATCCGATTTCTGTCCGCAGTGTCTGGGCTTTCTGTTGGAGATCGGACTCGTCTTTCCAAGCCCCGGTCACCATTTTCATTTCTGACCGATTGGGGGTTACCACGGTGGCTCCGGCGTAGGAGGAGTAGTCTGTTCCCTTGGGGTCAACGACCACGATCTTTCCCTGGGAGCGGGCAAACTCGATCATCCGCTTTATGTGGGTGAGTCCTCCCTTTCCGTAATCAGAGAATAGAACCACGTCATGCAGTGGCAGTTCCCTCTCGAAGTCCGCTTGCATCTGGGACAGCACTTCATGGTCTGGGGTTTGTTCAAAGTCCACCCTCATCAACTGCTGGGATCTGCCGATCAGCCGGAGCTTGACTGTGGTCTGGAGTCGCTTGTCTTTACGGAGCAGGGAGCGGATTCCTTGCTCTTCAAGAAGTTCTGTCAGCCGACTGGCCGGATCATCTTCTCCTGTCATACTGAGGAGAGTCACTTGCCCTCCGATGGTTTTGACATTGAGGGCTACGTTGGCTGCTCCACCCAGCCGATCCTGAATCTCTTTCACCAGCAGAACTGGGACGGGCGCTTCAGGGGATATTCGATCTACCTCCCCCATCCAGTACTTGTCCAGCATCACATCCCCGACCACCAGTACCCGGCAATCAGACAGTTCGGACTTTAGGGGCGTATTCACTTTTAAGCTAAGTTCAGGTTTTGCTCGATCAGTCCACAGAGGGTGTGGCCAATCAGGATGTGTGACTCTTGAATTCTCGCGGTCACTTGGCTCGGCACGATGATGGCCAGATCGCAGAGTTCCTTCAAGATTCCCCCGTTATGGCCAAGCAGTCCAATGACGGACACCCCAATGACTTTGGCTTCCTCGGCAGCGCGGATGACATTTCGGGAGTTGCCGGAGGTGGAGATGGCCACCAGCACATCCCCCTTCCTGCCCAACCCTTGCACTTGGCGAGCGAACACTTCATCGAACGAATAATCATTCCCGACACAGGTGAGCACAGACGTATCCGTGGAAAGAGCAATCGCGGAGATCGGGCGGCGATCTTTGATAAACCTCCCAATCAGTTCAGCAGCCAGATGCTGGGAGTCCGCAGCCGACCCTCCGTTCCCACAGAACATCACCTTTCCCCCATCCAACAAGGATCTGGCCAGAACATCCCCCGCTTGAGCAACAGCCAAGTCAACAGACTCCAATCTCCGCAAAAGAGAAACCTGCTCATCTAGATTCGAAAGGAACAAAGAGCCCATATCACTTGACCCATCCATCAGGAACATACATCCGGCGGCATCTTAACCTCCACTCACATCCATCTCAGAGCTGATTTCAGTTCTGATTTCAGAAATCACTTGGTACTTGGGCCGGTTTCTTGGAATTGAAGATCCCTGTAGAAAAAATAATTATCTGTTTGTCTATAGACCCCGGTATATTTGAGACTTGGCCATCGAATTGTAGGTCTTTGGTGGGTGCAGTGTAGGGTGGAAGTTGCATTTTAGGAGCATGAGTGTGTGTATGTACCCCATAGACAGAGGCTCAGGACGCCCGACGCGACGCTCGCGGCCACGCCACCCCCCGCGCATTATGCGATCAGGCGCAATCCGCCCCGCGCATGGCATCGAAGATGCGACATCGACAGATTTTGGACAGATTCGCAGGGTTTCACCGTGATATTGCCCTCTTTAGAGGGTTACACGGGCATGAAAGTGGTGGTCGATATAACCAGAATGATGGTTTTCCGTAGGAAAGCGTGAGTAAATTGCTATACCTTCAATCTGTCATACCCAAAAATTCAATCTTTTCAACGGCTTGCATTATGCCTAGGGTTGCCGAATACATGCATTTCACCTTATGTTACGTACTGCAAAGCAGTGACTGGTGCGTCGTGCCTTGATCTTTCCGGCGAGAGGTTTGCCCTTCAACCCCAAAACAACACACCTTTCCATGTTTTTTACGTAGTAATAGGGGTCGAATCGAAAAAAGTAGTTGACACAGCATCAAGTTTCTGGTCAACTTCAAAACGTCGATTCGGCAGCAATGTCGAACAGCAACAAAACATAGATGCCAGTAAGTGCTGTAAGCACCGTGAAACGTATAGGTGAAGTCCAGTGGGGACTAAGCGAAATTTCACAGTGACGCACCGAACCGATGTCTTCGACCTGACACTCAGTACAAGTGGACTCCAGAGGAGCTAAAGCTCCGAAGGGATGGTTCAAGGTTTTAGCGGCCTTGTGTCCTAGAGGGTAAGGGATTTATTCCCTTACAGAGAACCCCGATCTGTCGTGATGACGTTTTCGGCGGTCAATAACTCACAGAGTTTCAACGGCATGACAGTCTCTGACTGTTATGCACTGGGCATTCTGTCCTCTTTAGCGGCTTTGCCGCTGTTCTGCAACTCACGACATCGAAAGGAAAAACCATGCGTGACCAACTTACCTCTCTTTCCAAGGGCGAAATCCTCTGGATTTTTCGTCACCTCAACGGCGGTCAAGTGGGGTTCAATTTTGAACCTGTTCAAAAATTGGACTTGATTGACCGTCTCCAACTGGCCTTCACGGAAGAACAGCTTCTAGCTGTTTTGTCCCAAGGTCTCCCCGAAGTCAATCCCAAGGGGATTGCAACCAGTGAAGAAGGACGACCTGTGCCACCTGTTACCAAGCCTTCGGCTCCCGCTGTCAAGCCTGACGCTAACGCCGCCCTTGCCGCTCTCCAAGCCTTACTGTCTCCGACAGTAGATGAAGCAACTGTCCGACAGATTGTCATGGCAGAGGTCAAAAAAGCGATGGACGATAGTCCAATCGTCAAGATCGAGGTCGTTCGACCTGACGGCTCAGCCCACAAAGTGGAAGGTCACACTCGGCCAGAATTCAAGGACGTGTTGCTTTCAGCATCTTGCGGCTTGAATATCCTGCTCGTTGGCCCTGCTGGTTCAGGCAAAACTCACTTGGCTCACCAAGTGGCAGAGGCTTTGGGTCGTCCCTTTGCTTCGGTATCCTGTACCGCTGGAATGTCAGAGTCAGCCCTTCAGGGCTGGTTGATTCCCGGCGACGGTGGTGCTTTCCAGTATCTGTCCTCTGACTTCGTGAAAATGTACGAAGAAGGCGGCGTTTTCCTGTTCGACGAGATTGATGCGGCTGACAGTAATACTTTACTGTTCGTCAATCAGGCTTTGGCAAACGGCTCGTTTTTCCTTCCCATTCGTAAGAATGCTTCGGTAGTGAAACGTCACCCAGACTTTGTCTGTATTGCCGCCGCCAATACCTTCGGTACTGGTTCAAACCAGACTTATGCAGGCCGTGAGCGACTCGACGAAGCGACTCTCGACAGATTTCGTGCCGGAACCGTAGTCCTTGACTACGACCAATCGTTTGAACGCAAAGTCGTTGCTCCCGACCTGCTGGCTTGGGGCTGGGCGATTCGTAAACGAATCACCGAGGCACGTCTGAACCGTGTCATGTCAACTCGATTCCTGCTCGATGCAACGAAGTTGCTGAAAGCTGGCAAATCTGTCAAGGCCATTCAAGACACCTACTTTGTAGGTTGGAAGGCTGACGAACGTAGCAAAGTGGAGGTTTGAAATGATCTACAACAAGACTGGCAACATGACCACTATCCTTTGGGATAGTGTGACCGAACCCGAATCCACCCTAAAGGGTGACTGGAAGCTGGACAGCAACAAAGTCAGTGCTGGACAGCACTGGACAAGAAAAGCCGACCGTGACTGGCTCGGTGTCCGATCTGTCGCAGAGCTTCGCTCTGTCTTAACCAAGGGCTACCCCGAAGGTGTCGCCAAGTTGGAGAAAATCACCGTAGGTGATCTGCCTGCTCCCCAAGACATCCGCCGCCGCCGTGTCCGCTCCGATCAAGGCGACGAACTGGACATGCAAGCCGTGTACCGTGGGGACATCAGCAGGGCTTGGTCTAGAACCAAGCGCCAAAGCCGGAATTCTGTCCGATCTGTCTCGATTGTGATCGACTTGGCCGGTAACGCTAACGTCACTTCTGACGAGCTGTTCTGGCGGGGTGCGGCTGGTCTTCGACTGGCCTCCGAACTGACTGAGGCTGGCTACTCCGTAGCCATCTACGGTGCGGCTGGTGCTACCGGCTACACCAAAGGTGAGAGTCACGAGGATGTCTGCCAATTCGTCGAGATCAAAGCAGAGGATTCTCCTCTGGACATGGACAGATTGGCATCGCTGACTTGTCTCTCAGGGTTCTTTAGAACCTCGCTGTTCACCGGACTCTACTTTGCGGCTGACAAGATCGGCAAGCAAGCATGTGACGGTCTCGGACGCTCTGACAACAAGCTCCTCGCCAAGGGCATCAAGGCTCTGCCTATCCCGCAAGAAGCAATCATCCAGACTGCGGTCAAGAACAAATCCTCTGCCGAAGCATGGTTGAAATCTGTCCTCGAACAGATCGCCAACCCTGAACTGAAGGCCGCATGACAGGGTGGTAGGGGAAACCCTACCTCTCTGAGTGTGCATTCAATGAGTGCATACCCAGAGGCATCCCGCCTCACCTAGTCACATCGAAAGGAAAACCATGCGACTCACCGAAACTCTCCGCACTGCCTTTGTCAGAGCGGCTTTGCAAGATGTCCCCAATGACGTGAAGGCTCTCGAAGCCGAAGCCCATAAGCTGGTGATACAAGACTCAGTAGATCAGTTGCCTAAGCAACTTGTCTTTGCTACTGCCGACCCAAAACTGTCCGTCTATTTGAGTCGGATAAACCACTGGTTTCGTAACTCGCCATTCAGTAGCGTCTACGTGTTCTCTCAAGAGAGAACCGACTACGTGATGAGCGAGAAGACTGCAAAGAAAGTAGCCGAGCTTTCAGAGAAAGCAAGAGCAACACGACAAACGATCAGCGATCTGCAAGATAAGCTGGAATCTGTCGCCAAGTCATGCAACACCCGAAAGCAATTAGCAGAGCTACTGCCTGAGTTTGAGAAGTATCTCCCTGCTGATACCCCTGCCGCCGGTCGATCTGTCCCTGCCATTGCCAATCTGGTGACCGACTTCACCAAGGCTGGCTGGCCTAAAGAGAAGGCCACAGCATGACCAACCACACCAACCGAGGGGTGCGCCCCTCTCTGTATGTGGACGATGGCTTTGGCAATCTGTCCCGCATCGACTTCGACCAACTGGTGACCCGCATGGTGACTGGATGGCGCGAGCTTTGAACGCAACTCACGAAAGGAATCAAGATGGAAACAAAAGAGGAGTGTCCGTGTTGCGACCCATGCAACCCTGAGATGGATGAGGATGGTCGCCCCTACTCATGCTATGTCTGTGGAAACACTGGCTGGGTCATCGTCAAACCAACAGATGAGGAGCAGATATGAGTGCATTTTTTGATTGGGATACAGAGCCAGTGAAGATGGCTTTGTTGGATGAGATCAGCCGTAGGGGTTACCCACATTCCGATGTGCGAGACCCCAACGACGATCAAGAATCCGAATGGGTGATGCTAAGCATCAAGCTGGATGGGTATGCAGACGAAGAACACTACACCGACACATGGGATGTGGAGTTTTGGAAAGAAGAACAGATGGATGGCTCCATCATGTACCGCATCACGGCTTACCCGATGTATGGCGGTGACGGTAACTACGATGGGCATTACTCGTCATGGCTAACGCTTCACACAGAAACAATTCTTGAACCACGGGAGGAATCATGCGAGTAAACATCATGTTTGGCTTAGGCCATGTGAAAGATAACGAGGTGGACTATGAGGCCATCTGTTTGTTGAAATCTCTTGCGGAGCAACTCCGCAGTAAGCCTGAGCGTATCAAAGCTGGTGATGTGCTCATCATCCGCGATGCCAAAGGCAACCGTGTTGGCGTGGCTGACATACTGGAGGATAGGGTATGAAGCTCAGCGAAATTGAAACAGACAAGCCCATCAATCTGTTGTTCCATGACGGCGTTGATGAAATCAAGAATGACCGAGAGGACACAGTGACCATCGACCCCGTACAAACGATGGTGATGGCTGACGCAGTAAGCGATGACCGCTGGCGAGAACTCAAGCACAACCTAGCATTCATGCACAAATTCCGCATGGTGTTCGGTGACTTGGGTCTACCCGACCACCCCTTGCAACAGCATGGGACTGGTGTGCGCCACGTCGTTGGGTTGATTCTGTTGACAGATGCCGCTATCAGTATCGGTCTCAATCCATTCTGGAAGCTACCCGAATCGTACCTGCACCCCAAGTTTCAGCTTGGACTGGGCGACCTGATCGTTCATTACATGAACATCGTGGACAAAAGAAATGTGGCTGACCCCACATGAGGTAGTGGGTAGGGCGGCACTGGTGCTGGCATTGGCTGGCATAAGTGTTGACCTGCTTACCCCCGAACCTCCGAAGCAACTCACGGGTCAACAGATTCAAAAGATTGGCAAGGATCGAAGCCGAGCCAAGGCCAAAGCAAGCATCGAGCAGAAGCAACTCAAAAAGAAACGGAAGAAAAATGTCAGCAACAAAATCAATTCAACTGGCGACAGTACAAGGTGTAACCGCAATGATCGAAAAGATTGCGGACGAAGCAATCAAAAATAAAACCCAAGCACCAGCAGGAATGATGCAAGCAATGGAAGCAGTGTGCAATCTGTTGGATGCCAAGGGTAACAAGGAAGTCTCCGCCGCAGTAGCCAAGGTTCGTAAGGCTTGCGGCATAACGAAAGGGAAGTCAAATGAAACCATCGCCTAAGCGGAAGATCAGCATCGACGCTGACTACACACCACCCGAGAAGCACACACCCGAGGACGATCTATCTCAGCGTCTGTTTGCCCCGCCGCCTCTCAATCCACCCGATATTGACTGGACGAATCTCGCAATCGGTGTGACCTACGTCATGCTGGCCGTCGCTGTCTTTGTTTTATTCACCACGTACTGAAAGGAAAATCATGCGCTCATTTCTCATCGACCCATTCAGGCAAGAGATCACCGAGGTGATCTACTCGGGTAAGGTAGAACAAATCTGTTCACTCATCGACGCCGACCTGTTCGACTGTGCTCGCATCAACAAGCATGGCGACGGCATCTTTGTGGATGACGAGGGTCTCTTCGCAGAGGACGCTCGGTTCTTCTTGCACAGCGACTACCCAAATCCGCTGGCTGGCAAGGGCATGGTGATCGGTTGCGACATGGAGACTGGCGAATCAGCCTCTGCTCACACCACGCTGGACGAGCTGATCGAAAAGGTTCGATGGGTTTACCCCATCAAGGTTAACGGAGAGCTGACATGGATAGATGCTTAAACAACTTCAAAGGAACAGACATGAACTACACAACACACAATCAAGAAGCCATCGTTACCGAGGGTTCATCCCTTCGGGGCGAGGTCACTGCCACCTACAAAGAGCTGACCAATCTGTTTGGTGTCCCGACCAAGGGTGATGCGAACAAGGTGGAGGCGCACTGGGCTGTCAAATTCTCTGACGGCACAGTGGCGACTGTCTACAACTGGAAGAACAGTAAGTCCTATCTTGGCGAGCAAGGTGAGAATGTCAAGGACATTACCGAGTGGCACGTTGGTGGGTTCGGCCCGAGTGCAACCATACTGGTGCAACTCACACTAGAACTGATGCGGGAGGCGAAGCCCAAGGACAAGGTGGAGGAAGCCTTCTCCTCTGCATTCGACATGATGGACAGCATCAGGTCTCAGAAGGGAGAGAGCTACGCTCGACTGGTAGAGGTTGCCATGCTCACCATAAAGCGCAGAGAGATGATCGAGATGCTGGTGGATATGATTTCTGCGGCAACAGAAATGCCAGAGGCCATCAAGGGAATACTGCTGGAGGCGGACACCGCCATGTCTGTCAAGACTATCTCTGCCGCCTGTCAAGCATCGAGTGTTAAGTTTGACTCGCAGAGCACAGCGGATGAACTCATGGGCTGGGCTACTCGAATCATCGAGGCCGAGGTGGGTGGCGTGGAGACCCTAGTCAAGGGGGCGAAGAAGAAATGATTGACGTACAGATTGAGCGTGGTCATGTCTCTCTGACCGTAGCCGCCAGTCTGTTGGGTGTATCGCGTCAGCGTGTGCATCAGCTACTCAAAGCTGGGCGCATCGCTGGTGCTTTCCTCATGGACTGTGGGGATGGGCGAGAGATATGGTGCGTCCCCCGCAACTCACTCCAAGCAAAGGAAAAGAAATGCTCGACGTTATCGGCGTGATCTTCCTGCTATTCATTGGCGGGTTCTCGGTGCTGGCTATCGGGGCATTGGCTATATGGATGGCAGACACAGCATACAAAAGGAAAAAGAAACATGACAGACAGCCTAAACAGAAAACGACAGATCAGTGATTCGTTCCAGCGGGAAGCCGAACAGACCATGAAACGATGTCAGCGCGGAACAAGGAACTATGAAGAGGCGAACAATCTTCATGCCGCCTGTTACGGAATCATCGGGAAACTATTGGCACAGACAGAGCAAGACCATATTCCTGACGCTAGGAAAATGGTGACAGAGCAAGAGCCTGTGGCTAAAGTAGTTTGCAACAGCGCAGGACAGATTTCTATGCAAACTCTCGATGGAAATTCGTTTGATATTAGCAAATATGTTGGGTCAATGTTCTACACCACCCCACCACAGCAAGAGCCTGTCGTTGGAATTACCGCAATCAGAACTTGGTTTAAAGATGGCAGGGTTGTTACGCAGACACTTTGCAATAGCTGGGTTGACACCACCCCACCACAGCGCACAGGGGTAGGGCTGACTGATGAAGAAGAGAATGAGTACAACTATCTTGGCCCAGATATGCACTGGGTTATTCAAGAAATTGCAGCCAAAGTCCGTGCTGACGAGCGTGAAGCCTGTGCAAAGGTGGTTGATGACATTGAATCGCGGTGCATTGCAGAAGACGTTGATGACCCGCCATTGAAGCACGTTGCATCCGCAATCAGAGCCAGAGGAGAACAAACATGAAGATCGACACATCGGAAGACCTTGAAGGCCACCGTCAGGTGCAAGAGTCACGCATCATCAACCACCCTGAATACTACAAGCCAGTTTTGTTGACGAGGTATGGATGGGCAAAGCGTGGTGGCGAGACGCACTGGTACAAGCAAGAGATTCAAGAGATTGGGGAGGAAAAGGAATGACAGAAGTCGAACAGATTAAAAGTAACGGTGAATATATAGACGTTAAGGTTTTGCCTGACGGTTCTATTGCCGCCCTCGGTGACCTGCTCTACACACGAGCAATCCATCTTGGTTGCAATCAGCTCGGATGGGAAAGGCGATTCTGTTTCTCGGACAGGTCGCTGGCAGACAGGCGCTATGCCGAACTGGTGTCAGCGGACGACGAGCCATCAGGCTACATAGCAAGGAGGGGCAGATGAAAGAACTTACCTTCGAGGAATTCTGTCATCTGACCATGACATACACGACTGGCATCAGCTTCGAGAACTACGCCCAGCGTCTGTACAGGAACGAGGCGCATGGTATTCAGAAAGAAACCTTCACACCACGCAACGCACGGACAATGGAATGGGGTCTGGGTCAGGTCTTCTACTTTGTGGACGGAGACCCTAGACAGTTTGAAACTGTTGACCAATGTTATGTGGCCTACATGGAAAAGGTTTGCGGAGTTAGGAGTATCGAATGACAGATAGCCCTTGCATAGCGGTATGCACAACCCTGTATGACGAGGTGTGCAAGGGGTGTGGTCGGACGTACATCGAGGTCGCCCAGTGGAATGGGATGACCGACGAGCAGAAGCAAGTAATATGGAGGCGCATAGATGCAGAGGCAACTGCATGGCGGTACAACATCTACAAGGATAGGGCCAGCAAATGATCGAACAGATCAGGACATTCTTTGGAAGAACTCGCGGAGATCATGCCAGTCGAGAGACTGTCGTGGTTGAATCGAAAGCATGGCGGTGTTCATTCTGTGGACTCATCATGCTTAATCACAAGCAAGTCATGCCACACGGACTGACTTGCTCACCAGACTCACAAAAGGAAATGAACAATGGAACAGATCAACATCAGAAAGAACAGCATCCAGCACCGAATCCTCGCCTGTCTCGCCACTAACGGGACGCTGGCGGCATCACAGATCAAAGGACTCATCGCACTGACCGATAGCTTGGTCAAGGTGGAGGACGTACTGCACAACCAACTGCTTCATGCTGGCTTGGTCATGCGCCAAGAGATGACATGGGCATTGACCAATGCAGGGCTGGATGTGAAGATCATGCTCGGTGGATTGGATGACATCAAGCCACTACGCAGAGGCAAAACCCTTGCCGCACAGAACGATCTGTTCGCTCGGGGCAACTACGATGGGGCTGAACTCAAGCCCAACTGCATGAGGCGTGGTGCGTATGACGCTTTCAATATGCCATCACTCAACTTCACTGGACGCACATACAGAAAGGACGCACTCGCATGACAAGCAAGGAAGAATCAATGCAACTACGCATCGACAAACTCTGCGAAGAGTTTCGGGCATCCCGCGACATGGCTATGGTCGTGATGAGCAGGGATGAATACCAGTCACTCATTCGGACAGTCGTCACTCGATCTGTCCAAGCTGGCTGGGAGGAAGGGATGGAGGACGCAAAGTATTGCAAGCCCGTCTCAGTCGCCCAGCCTAAAGTCTCCGTCAACAAACATTCGGATATGTAATCTTTCAATGGCTCGCAACTGCAACGGCATCCACGCACGAAGGACTGCGTTACGCCAGTTGCAGACTTGCCTGTAACTCACACCCCTCTCCTCTGCAATCTTCCTGATGCTTGGGCGCTTAGTCGCCCAGTGCATTAGGATGATCTGCAACTCACGGTTGCTTGGCACTGTGCCGCTTACATTCGGCATCAGATATTCAGCAAGGCTACGGACTGCATCCGTTCTCGCCTTCCCTCTGCCATACATAGACAGCACCGAATCCCTCTCCATCGGAAGCAATCTGCCAATCATCGAATGAATCATCGCGGCCTGAGCGTGAAGGTCAGTCGGCGACAGATCATCAAGGCTAGTGCCTCGCGTGCCAGTCAAGTCCGTGCGGCTGTACTCATCGCGCTCGCTGATGTTGAACGAGAACTTGATCGCCTGCTCGACAGAGTAAAACTTCATATCCAATCCCCATCCTGTTCGATCATCACATCGAGGCCGCCTTCTGGTACTGGCTGCCCCAGCTTTATTGACAGAAACGTGATCTGTCTGTCGTTGTCATACGCGATACCCTGCAACGCATCAAGCACAACCTTCTGTGCGTTATCTATGTCGATGCGCCTCACGCCCAATCCCCAAAGCCTGTCCTTCTTCTCTCGCTTCTCTGCATCCTGCGGCCTCGGCGGGTGCAACGTCATCATCACCCTGATCGGGGTGGTAATCAGCACGACCTTGTTCGCCCTCGCTATCCAGCCCACCTCATCCTTGTACGCATTGGCCGCACTGCTCCTGACCATGCGACCTCGGAAGTTTCTCCAGTAGACATTGGTGCTTATGGGGTAGGGCATCATCATTCTGTCTCACCCTTCTTGGGTCTTCCGGCGGATCGTGCTCGGCGGATCGCAACTGTCTCGATGATCTTGGACAGAATCTCTGGCCGGGGAAGCGAAATCACCGCCCCGGACATACCCATCACTGCCTTCTCCCACCTCTGAACTTTGGTTGGAACTCTCATGTCCAGTAAAGGAACGCCTATCAATGCGTCCTTCCCCTCTGGCCTGATGAACACCGTCTCTGGCTGCTGGCATTTGCCCATTGCAATCTGTTCGTCCCTGAACTTCGGCGTGCAGTCTCGGCAGTGTTCGACTGTCACTCCGTCCCTGCGGTCTGGCGCACTGCAAAAGATATAGGCCACCACGTACTGCGCCCACTTCTGCTGGGTCTCGTAACAGGTCGGCTTCTCGCGTGAGGCAGCGCCGCCTGCTGTGTACCTGTCGAACGCCTGCGATACAAACTCAGGCTCATGGGTTGGGCAGTAGCCAAAGCTGCCTGCTGAACTGGCACATCCATTGGACAGACAGCGGCCTCGTTTATTTTCCAAGGACAAGCACTCCCTCTCTGATGGCCTGCAAGAAGGTTAGACAGACGTGCTCGAACTGCGATCCATTCTGGTCTTCCCATGCGCCGACATCATGGTGAAGGACATCATGGCAAGTGCGACAGATAGGTATCACCCACCAGTCTGGAACCTTCGTACCTATGCCCTTAAACCCTGCGCCGTGCGGGTGATGCGGGTCGTCAGCGGGTGCGTTGCAACTCACGCATCGAAGTTGCTTCACCCAGCGGGTGTATGTCTGACACTCCATGCGCTCGACGTACCCATTGGACAGAGCCTGCTTAAACGTAAGGTAGGGCGGGATGACTTTCATGCTGTCGTGTCTGGTGAGTGCTCCTCGAACTCGATCAGCATATCAAGATAGTGGCGAGCCTTCTTCAAGTCCTCGACCCCACCCTTCGATCTCCAGCGGGAGATGTACTTGATGGCATTCCCCTCCATGAACCCGATGTTGTTCTTCATGATGTACTCGATGGGTTGGATGGGCATCTCTTTGTAATGGTTGCCGCCGACCTGAATGTTTAAGCTGCTCATTTTTCGAGATCCCTGTTGATTCTGTTTCGTTTGTATGCGTGAACCTGATTGTCTGCCTTGTCGCTCAGGCCAATGATTGTGCCGTGGTACGGATTCTTTCTTTGCAGCTTAGCCACAGCTACGCTGGTACTCAGACTGATCTTGGCATCATGCTTCATTTTCTTGAATGGGTCGCCGCCATTCTTGGCGTGTTCCTCATCGGTGTATTGCTTCCAGTTAAATGCGTTGACGGTCATGCCCCGTATCCCTTTCGTTCTGTTCTCTCGTTTGCCTGAGTCGTCTGCCACACCGCAACTCCCAGCTTCAATATCTCCAGCTCCCACCGCAGCTTCTCCACAATCTCTGTTGATGTTCGAAGATCTGTCAGCAGTTGCAGGTACTTTGGATCTGCGCGAGCCTCTCTGTCCTGTGCTGCTGCCGTCTTGAATCCTAACGCCTCATACTGTTTCATGAGGATTGCAAGCAAAGACTCCCTATATTTTTCCAGATAGTTCTTGGTGGCCTGCTCTGTTGCATACAGACCAGCCTTGTCTCGCATCTCAGCGAGTCTTGCCTCTGCCTTTTCGTACATTTGGTAGTGTCCTTGGTTGTGGGAATGTGTCTTTGGTTATTTCAAATGCGCTGTTGACGACAGATTTCTTTCCGATCTCCTTCCCGGTAGCAAGATCCTTCGCCCAGATTAACTTCGATCCGGGGTACTTTGCATTAACCTCGTCCATCAGTTTCGCAAGATCGGGAAACTCTTCTCTGTTTTTGCGGCGCTTCTCCTCATTGATCTGTTCTCTGATCTGTGCTTCATCGTTCATTTCCAAAAGCCTCCTGCATTTTTTGTAAAGCCTCGCTGATAGCCAAGTCCTTGGTGGTCTTCAGTCCCTCGATCTCTTTGCACAAACGCTCAAGCTCTGCGCCACTTCTTGGCACTCCGAAGTCCATGACGTGACGCGAAGCCTGCTTCAGTGCGGCAAGGCGAATGCCGTCAATGCGAATGGCTGTTGCCTTGTCCACATCCTTGGTCATCTCAAGTTGAAACGCCAAGTCTTTGACTGCTGCCTTGTAATCTCGAAGCTCTGACTCCAGCGTTGCAATCCGTGCGCGGTCATTGATGTCGAACTCTTTCACCATCTTATTGATTGCATCCACAATTATTTCTTCACCGTGTAGCATGAAATCAAATTGAGTAATTGTGATTCTGTTTCTTTTTGTTTCGGAGAAACAGATAACCTCAAGAGTGCTGTTATGTAAGTGCTCCTCAAATCGAACCTGAACGCTGTACAGGGATGCCCTCCGAATGGCGTCGGCCACGGCGGGGTGCGCTTCAAATCCCGGTGTTGACTTGCTCATATCGCCACTCCTTCTTCATCCATATATCTGGAATAGTTGTAGATCATCGGCTGGTGTGGTCGCTCAGAATACGAGCAAGCACCAGACAGATAGAACAAGCCAACCTTGCCCTCCCAATCGCCATGTCTATTCTTGTCGCAGACCATGATGGCATCCGGCATCTCCTCGTCAACGTCCTTGCCCGACTGCTTTGTCTGTTCTTTGCGTTTGTTGCGCCACACTGTAAAGCACTGGTCAACCTGATCGACGATAGCCCCGCTACCCTTTGCATCCATCTTGCCCGGTATCTGCATCTCATCTCCGAGCTTGCGGCTGTGGTGAATCAGGTGGACATGGACATTGAAGTCTTGAGCAAAGGCGCAGACAGAATCAACGAAAGCCTTCTGCCCGTTGTAGTCATCTTCGCCCTTTACCACCTTCATCAGCGAGTCAACAACGAAGTGTTGGATGCCCAGCTTCTTCGCGGCATAGCGCATGATCGACAGCATGTGGTTCGGGTCTGTCTGTCCCATCTTGTCGTACAGCCACAACTTACCAGTGGCGTGACTGAGAACGCCATCAACGAATCTGGGTGCTGGTGTTGGTGATGCTGCCGCCTGTTTGCACATGCGAGCAAGGGTCGCCCGTGGCTTCATCTCGAAGCTGGCAATACAAACCTTCTGGTTCTGGTGCAAGAAGCCGAGCATGACGTGACTGGTCAACAGACTTTTGCCGTGACCATTGATACCCATCCACAAGCTGACCTCGCCCGGACGAAAGCGGATGTGGTCAAACGTCTTTGGCCAAGGCAGTGTCGCACCAGTAACCATCTCCTCGCCAGACAGGAGGGCGATGGTTTCATCGCGGTAGGCTTTGGGCGCAACGATCTTGTCCTTGTCGTGCGGCTCACTCGCGTACTCCGCAAAGTCAAAGGTGTCTTCCGAAAAAATCATTTCATTCATATAGGACTTTCAATATCTAAAAAGAACGGCACTTCGTAGGGGAACAGATTTCTGTAAATGTTTGTTTCTGGATGGGTCGGCAGCAGCAGGTTCGGGTCGCCGATGATCTCTGGCGTGTGCGTCATGTGTGCGCCAGCCTTGAGACTGGTGTTCCACAAAAACAAAGATCCGATAAACCCTCGACTGCTCTCCTGATCTCCGACAGATTTATTCTTTGCGATCTCCAGAGCAAAGGCTTTCACCTTGTCTTTATTGCACGTCGAGTCATAGACCAAGCAGATTTGCAGATCACGAACCCATCTCCACTCTTGGTTCTTCGGGTGGACTTCTTGGTTGGGGTATATCTGCCAGCGTCCAGTGGTCAGCTCACCGATCATGGAAACCATGATCATTTCTGTCGGCTTGAATCCTGAGATACGCATATCCCATAGCTTCTGTGCATCGCCCCCCGGAAATATCAATCCATTCATGCGGCCATCCTTTGAATCATTTCGAGGTTGTGCTTCTTTGACCGGCTTCTTGCCGCACGCTCAGCCATGCTCATCCTCTGTCTCTTTGCATCCTTGCCATCACCGATCTTGTAAACCTTGATCGAGTCTCTGCCATAGATGTCCTTCTCCCATCCGCAGATGTGAGCCGCGCCAGCAGAGTGAAGCTCCCTTGTGTACTGGAGCACGGTGACGTAGTGAAGCCCAGTGTGCTCGGCCAACTCCTTGCATGTGTAGATTCCTTCGAGCAT